GGTTACTCTGGAATCTCTGGCTACTCTGGATCTGGTATATCTGGCTATTCTGGATCTGGTATATCTGGCTATAGTGGTTACTCTGGAATCTCTGGCTACTCTGGATCTGGTATATCTGGCTACTCAGGTTCTGGTATATCTGGCTATAGTGGTTACTCTGGAATCTCTGGCTACTCTGGATCTGGAATCTCTGGCTACTCTGGATCTGGTATATCTGGCTATTCTGGATCTGGTATCTCCGGCTACAGTGGATCTGGTATCTCTGGCTACAGTGGATCTGGTATCTCTGGCTATTCTGGATCTGGTATCTCCGGCTACAGTGGATCTGGTATCTCTGGCTACAGTGGTTCTGGTATCTCTGGCTATAGTGGTTCTGGTATCTCTGGCTACTCTGGCTACTCTGGTATCTCCGGCTACAGTGGATCTGGTATCTCTGGCTACAGTGGATCTGGTATCTCTGGCTACAGTGGTTCTGGTATCTCTGGCTATAGTGGTTCTGGTATCTCTGGCTACTCTGGCTACTCTGGCTACTCTGGTATCTCTGGCTACTCTGGTATCTCTGGCTATAGCGGTGCTGGCGCAGAAATGATAGTGGCTAATGCTTATACCAATGCCACAACTGCATTCACTAACATTACTAATTTAACAAGGACTTTAACTGCTGGCTCATATAGTTTTATTGTTGAATTAGTTGGTCAATCATCTTCAGCCGCTGGCGCACAATTTACTGTTACTTTTAGTGGAACATCTACTGTTGAATGGATACAAGTTGCACAGGCTTCTGGAACAACTTTTGTTGCAACAAGCCGACAAACTACACTTGGAACGGCTGGTACTACTTGTTGGACTACTGCCGCCGCTGAAGCATCTGCCAGATTAATTGGTGAAATTGTTGTAACTGCTTCTGGAACTTTAAACATTCAAGGTTTAAAAGTAACTTCTGGCACACTAACAGTTCGTGCTTGTTCATTAGTATTACTTGACCAGACTGCATAAAGATAATTATGGCAACTTTAAATTTTCCCTCATCGCCGTCAATAAACCAGCAGTACACTGCCAACGGTTCTACATGGACATGGGACGGTGTGTCTTGGCTTGCATTTAACGGACCAGCGTCTGGCTACTCTGGCGTCTCTGGCTATTCTGGATTCTCTGGTTACTCTGGTCCACAGGGTACATCAATCACGTTAAAAGGTGAAGTGCCAACCGTTGCAGCATTACCACCTACAGGCAACCAAGTTAACGACGCGTACATCGTAACCGCAGACGGCAACTTATGGGTCTGGGGTGGTACAGCATGGTACGACGCAGGGCAAATTGTCGGCCCACAAGGACTTAGTGGATACTCTGGTATCTCTGGTTACAGTGGCCGTTCTGGCTACAGTGGTTCTGGTATCTCTGGCTACAGTGGTTCTGGTATATCTGGCTATAGTGGTTCTGGTATCTCTGGCTATAGTGGTTCTGGCATCTCTGGCTACAGTGGCATCTCTGGTATCTCTGGCTATAGTGGTTACTCTGGTATCTCTGGCTATAGTGGTTACTCTGGTATCTCTGGCTATAGTGGTATCTCCGGCTATAGTGGGCGTTCCGGATACTCAGGTTCTGGTATCTCTGGCTATAGTGGTTACTCTGGTATCTCTGGCTATAGTGGTTACTCTGGTATCTCTGGCTATAGTGGTTACTCTGGTATCTCTGGCTATAGTGGTTACTCTGGTATCTCTGGCTATAGTGGATTCTCTGGTATCTCTGGCTACAGTGGTTCTGGTATCTCTGGCTATAGTGGTTCTGGTATCTCTGGCTATAGTGGTTACTCTGGTATCTCTGGCTATAGTGGTTACTCTGGTATCTCTGGCTATAGTGGTATCTCTGGCTATAGTGGTATATCTGGATACAGTGGATTGGGCTACGCTAACCTAACCTCTACAACATCATTCCTAATTGGCACTGGTTCTAAAGCGTTTACAGTAAACCAAACCCAAGGAACTAACGCGTATGTAGTTGGTGCAAGAGTTAGAATTAACAACACTACCAATTTTATGGAAGGCCAAATCACGGCCTACACTACCACTACACTAACAGTCAATGTAGACTTAACTGTAGGATCCGGAACTTTTGCAGCTTGGACTTTTGATATTGCTGGTCAATCTGGTATCTCTGGCTACAGTGGCATCTCTGGTTACAGTGGCTACAGTGGTATCTCTGGCTACTCTGGTATCTCTGGTTACTCTGGTATCTCTGGCTACTCTGGTATCTCTGGTTACTCTGGTATCTCTGGCTACAGTGGTATCTCTGGCTACAGTGGTATCTCTGGCTACAGTGGTATCTCTGGCTACAGTGGTATCTCTGGCTACAGTGGTTACTCTGGTATCTCTGGCTATAGTGGCTACAGTGGTATCTCTGGCTACAGTGGTTTAGGTTATGCAAACTTAACTTCTACTACATCGTTTTTAATTGGTACTGGTTCAAAAGCGTTTACTGTTAATCAAACACAAGGCACAAATGCCTATGTGGTTGGTGCAAGAGTTAGAATCAATAACACCACTAACTTTATGGAAGGCCAGATTACAGCATACACAACTACCACGTTGACAGTCAATGTGGATTTAGTGGGTGGATCTGGAACATTTGCAGCTTGGACTTTTGATATTGCTGGTCAATCAGGAATATCTGGCTACTCTGGTATCTCTGGCTATAGTGGCTATAGTGGTATCTCTGGCTATAGTGGCTATAGTGGTATCTCTGGCTACTCTGGTATCTCTGGCTACTCTGGTATCTCTGGCTACTCTGGCTACTCTGGTATCTCTGGCTACTCTGGTATCTCTGGCTACAGTGGTATCTCTGGTATCTCTGGCTATAGTGGATTCTCTGGTATCTCTGGTATCTCTGGCTACAGTGGTATCTCTGGCTATAGTGGATTCTCTGGTATCTCTGGCTACAGTGGTTACTCTGGTATCTCTGGCTACTCTGGTATTTCTGGCTATAGTGGTTACTCTGGTATCTCTGGCTATAGTGGTTACTCTGGTATCTCTGGCTATAGTGGTTACTCTGGTATCTCTGGCTACAGTGGATTCTCTGGTATCTCTGGCTATAGTGGATTCTCTGGTATCTCTGGCTATAGTGGATTCTCTGGTATCTCTGGCTACAGTGGATTCTCTGGTATCTCTGGCTACAGTGGTATCTCTGGCTACTCTGGTATCTCTGGCTACTCTGGTATCTCTGGCTACTCTGGTATCTCTGGCTACTCTGGTATCTCTGGCTACTCTGGTATCTCTGGCTACTCTGGTATCTCCGGCTACAGTGGTATCTCTGGCTACAGTGGTATCTCTGGCTACAGTGGTATCTCTGGCTACAGCGGAACTAATGGTACTGCAGGAACATCAGGCTTTAGTGGATACTCTGGTATTTCTGGTTACTCTGGAAGCGGCATAAGTGGCTACAGTGGTCCTGCAGGAGGCTCTGGTCCATCTACTGCTATTAACGCAACCGCCAGTACAGCAGCAACAACACAGTATATTGTTGGTGTAGCAGCCGCTGGATCCAATCAAACACCTACTGTAGCAACCACAAACGCCGTATCTTTCTTACCATCTACTGGAGCATTGACAGCAGTTTCAGTTGTTTCTAGTTCTGACGAACGATTAAAAACAAACTGGAAAGACCTACCAGAAGATTTTATTGAGCAATTAGCTGGTGTTAAACATGGTACGTACGAGCGTATAGCAACAGGCATTCGGGAATCTGGTATCACAGCCCAGTCTTTAGAGCCTGTATTAAAAGAAGCAGTTATGTCGGACGAAAACGGCATGCTTTCTGTAATGTATGGAAACGCGGCTATGGTTTCTGTGATAGAATTGGCAAAAGAAGTTATTAAACTTCGGGCCGAAATAGAACAACTTAAAAAGGCAGTTTTTTAAGCGTTTTTTGCATAAGTAGATATAGAATCATTTAAGCTAAGTTCGTATGAACTTTAAAGGAAAAGCATGAAATACAGCGTAGTAATACCCACGTACAATCACTGTGAAAAGTACCTAAAGCCCTGTGTAGACTCGGTAATCAAGTACAGCAACATGGACGATGTTGAGCTGATTATCAGCGCCAATGGCTGCACAGACAACACTAAGGCCTATTTAGATTACCTAGCTACTGCCGTACCGAACCTAAAGATTGTTTGGTCAGACAAAGCTCTTGGATATTCTGGAGCCAATAACGCCGCAATTAGGGTGGCCACAGCGGACAAGATTGTCCTGCTAAATAATGACACGGTCCTGCTAGAACAAAGTACGAACCAGTGGCTTGACATCTTAGACAAGCCGTTCAATGACCCAGAGTGCGGTATCTCTGGAATCATCAAAGGCAACTCAGAACCGGCTGGTCGCTTTTTCTTAGTGTTTTTCTGTGTAATGATACACAAAAAAGTATTTGATACCATCGGACTACTCAATGAAGAGTACGGCGTTGGTGGCGGTGAAGACACCGAGTTTTGTATTGAGGCCGAAAAGGCTGGCTTTAAAGTACTAGAAGTGTTTGAAAAGTTGTGGGACGGAACGCAATACACAGGAATGTTCCCAATCTACCACAAGGGCGAAGGCACCATGCACGACCCTAACTTGGTACAAGGCTGGGATAACATCTTTTTAACTAACTCGTTAAAGTTAGCTAAGAAGTACAACATGGAGTGGTACCGCTGGAGACTATCAAACTTTTGGGAACGCGCAGTGTTCCTCAAGGGCGATCCAGTATTCCCGCGCGAAGTAACAAGATACACCTGGGCAGAGCAAAACCTGCTTGGTAAAAAGATTTTAGAGATTGGTTGTTCTGACGGATACGGTATTCAGTTTTTTCCAAAAGACATTGAGTACACCGGCGTAGACTACGATCCAATTATTGTTGAGGTGGCCAAAGAGCAAGACTGGGGATACAACGCTAAGTTTGAGTGGTGCGACATTAACACCTACGAGCTTGAGCAGTACGACACCATCGTGGCCTTTGAAGTAATTGAGCACCTTGACACCGGCATGGAAATTGTTGAGAAGTTAAAGAAGCACTGCAAGCGTCTGTTGATTACCGTACCAATGAATGAGCCACCAGGCTTCTGGGGACCACATCACAAGTTGCATGGATTAAACGAGCGTCACTTCCCTGGCTTTGAGTTTAACTACATCAACGAACACGGCGCTATTACAGATGTGCCGCAAAAGATTGACGAAAGCAATCCTTGCAATTTAATGATCTGTAGGTGGACTGCTAGTGAATAAAGTCCTTTGCTCCGTGGCAACACGGGGCAGGTACTTTACTACACTGCCCTTAGTACTAAACGCTATTATCAATCAGACAAGACCAGTAGACAAGCTGGTCATCTTTGATGATAACGACGAGCCGCAAGACATGCGCAGTGAGATGATTTACCAGTACTTTTTCCAGATGTTAGACATTAAGGGCATTGCGTGGGAATGGTTGTTTGCTGACAAAAAAGGTCAGCACCACATTCACCAACGTGCCAATATGATGGGTTATGATTGGGTGTGGCGCGTTGACGACGATGCTATACCAGAGCCTAATGTATTAGAAATGCTTTACTATTACACTGAAGACTGTGTTGGTGCAGTGGGTGGTTCAGTATTAACCCCACCGTATATGCCAGACACCTCAAAAGTTACTGGACTAATTAATAACATCGACTCCGAACCAAACATCCAATGGGGTGTTATAAAAGAGGAAAAGCAAGTTGAACATTTACACTGCACTTTCTTATATCGTGCTGGCGTGTGCGATTTTAATTTGGGTCTTTCACGGGTAGCACATCGGGAAGAGACGTTGTTTACTTATGGCCTTAAACAAAAAGGCTACCAAATTTTAGCGGTACCCAACGCAGTAACGTGGCACATGAAGAATCCCGAGGGTGGAATTCGCAGCGAAACAAAGAAGGAAATGTATGAACATGATGAACAGATTTTTAGAAATATTTTACAATATCGTGATCGTACCATTGTGGTGCTTAATTGTGGTCTTGGTGACCATCTTGTATTCAGCCATGTACTTCCTTCAATACCTAATGCTGAAGTGTTTACTTGTTACCCTGAAGTGGTTCCCGGGAAGTCGATAGCAGAGGCACAACACCTATTTGGTGACATAGATCACTGGAACGTCTATAAAAAGATGGACCAGTGGAAGTGGAAAGATAGTTTAGAGAATGCGTACAGAAAGCTGTACCTATGATTATTATTTCACCATACTCCAAAGCATTACTTAGCGGTAAGCAAAACCCAAAGAATTATCCGTACTGGAAAGAGTTGATCGCAATGATTGACGAGCCAATTGTCCAGGTTGGAATTGAGGGAGAAGAGCAGTTAGTTTCCGACTTTAGAAAGAATTTACCCATTACAGAATTGCGTAAGCTAATTCAAGAATGCCGTACCTGGATCTCTTGTGACAGCTTTTTTCAACACCTGGGATGGGACGAAGGCAAAAAAGGAATTGTGTTGTGGGGAGTATCTGATCCATTAATATACGGACACCCAGAAAACATTAACCTACTAGCCGATAGAAAACATTTAGCAGAAAACCAATTTCTCTGGTGGGAATTTGTTGACCACCAGAACGAACGATTTGTCAAACCCAAGATCGTTTTAGAACATCTTAAGGAATAAAAAATGGCCGCATCCGGTTTTACACCAATACAGCTTTACTACAGCAGCACTGCAACTAATGTGCCCTTGGCGGCAAATTTGGTCGCAGGTGAGTTGGCAATTAATACAGCCGATGGAAAGCTGTATTATAAAAATAGCTCTGGTGTAGTTACCTTATTAGCTGGTATTTCTGGCTACAGCGGCATTAGTGGATTTAGTGGCTTCTCTGGTATTTCAGGATACAGCGGATCTGGCATTAGTGGCTACAGTGGATTTAGTGGTATCTCTGGCTACAGCGGATTCTCTGGCTACAGTGGTTTTAGTGGCATTAGTGGCTACAGTGGCTTTAGTGGTATATCTGGCTACAGTGGTATCTCTGGCTACAGTGGTATCTCTGGTTTTAGCGGAACTAACGGAACGATTGGTGTTAACGGTACGTCCGGCTACAGTGGTATTTCCGGCTATAGTGGCATAAACGGAACATCCGGATACAGTGGCACTAATGGCGCATCAGGATATAGCGGATTTAGCGGAACCAATGGAACAATTGGTAGCAACGGCGCGTCAGGATACAGCGGATACTCTGGCTCTGGTATTTCGGGTTATTCAGGATCTGGCATTTCAGGATTTAGTGGATATAGCGGTGCCGCTGGCGCAGCGGCTGCCAGTGGATACTCGGGGATAAGTGGATACTCCGGAACTAACGGGGTATCAGGATTTAGTGGCTACTCCGGAACTAATGGTGCATCTGGTATCTCTGGCTACAGTGGTATCTCTGGTTACAGCGGCGCTGGTTTATCTGGCTACAGTGGCTCTGGTATCTCTGGCTATAGTGGTGCGTCTGGTATCTCTGGTTATAGCGGCGCAGTTGGAACTTCTGGTTTTAGTGGATTTAATGGAATATCAGGTATCTCTGGCTATTCCGGTATCTCTGGCTATTCCGGCTCTGGTGTTTCTGGATATAGTGGTCGTTCTGGTTTTAGTGGATATTCTGGCGTTATAACTTATCCTATTGCAGGAATTGTCACAACAGACGGCTCTTCGTTTACATCACTACCAGATCCACTGCAAGTTGGCCATGGTGGCACTGGCATAAATACCATTTCTGCAAACTTTATACCGTTTGGTGGTTCGTCTACGGCGCTAAGCACAAGCTCGTTATTTAACTGGAGCACAACCAACGTTCGTCTAGGTGTCGGCATTGCCACCCCAGTAGCAACATTGCACGTCCGTGGTGGCAACTCCAATAACGCAATTATTGACAACGACGGCTCACAGTACACCACAATGAGCTGGTACAACAACGGCACGGTAAGAGCGCAGGGCTACTACGACGCATCCAACATTATATTCGTGTTTGGTACCGACGTAGCCGCTCCGTTGATTTTCAAAGCAAATGGCACCGAGGGAATGCGCTTGACTAGTGGCGGCGGTGTTTCAATTGGAACAGCATCTAGCGCAGGCGCTGGTAATTTGTTGGTTAATGGTTCTGTTAGCGCAACTACAGTCATTGCAACAAATTACAACACAACCAACTTTTCTATTACTGAATCTGGTGGTAAGCTAATATTTAAATATGGAGCTACTAACATTGCATCATTAGATTCTTCTGGCAACTTTATTACACTTGGCAGTGAAACTGCTGGTGGAACACCTTAATTTTTAGGAGTTAATTTATGACAATTACAGTCGGCGGTTCAAATATCACTTTTCCAGATTCAACAACACAATCTACTGCAGGTGGACCGTATGTTGGTGGTCGTGGGCAAGGATTTGGTTCTGGTGGAACATTTACCATCCCCACTGGTATTACAGCGCTTAAAATTACAGTTTGTGGTGCTGGCGGCGGCGGTGGTGGTGGCGGCAGCGGTAATTCGTATTTCGGTGGCGGTGGTGGCGGTGGTTGTGGGGCTATTTCTTATCTTACAGGTTTGACTCCTGGTAATACATTATCTGTAACTATTGGATCTGGAGGTGCGGGTGGCCCTTTTGATACTGGAGGAACTGCGGGAGATGGAGGAACTTCATCTGTTTCTTCCGGAACTCAATCCATTACCACTATTAGCGCAGGTGGTGGCTATGGTGGCTATAACGGACCTGCTGGTGGCTCTGGTGGCAATGGACAAAACGGATTTCCATATAAAGGTTTGGCTGGTGGTGGTGGTTCTAATTATAATTATGGTCCAAACGGCACGTCTGGAGCTAATGCTATTCATCCTGCTTTTGGTGCTGGTGGTGCTGGTGGGTTTTCTCCCGCCGGTGCGGCTGGAACAAATGGTGTCGTTTTAATTGAATGGTAATGGAGAAAAAATATGGTACAAGAATTTATAAATCAAAATTATTTAATTATTGAAAGTAACATTGTTACAAACGTTGTAGTTTGGAATGGCGATACAAGTATATGGACACCACCAGCAAATTCTATTGCTTTAGTGCAGTCAACAACTCCAGCGATGATTTGGCAAGCTGTAATTGTTGATGGTGTAATTACTGACTACATTTTAGTAGAGTCCCTAGGATCTGGCAGTATTGGATTTACTTGGAATGGCACAGCAGTTATAACCAATCAACCTAAACCAGCAATACCTACAACATAATGGACTTTCAATCACTCATTAACTTTATCCTGCCAACCGCTTGCGCTATTCTAGGCTGGTTTTGTAGGGAGCTCTGGACAGCCGTTCAAGACCTCAAAGACGACCTCGCCAAGCTGCGGGAAGAACTACCAACTAAATACGTCTCTAAGGACGACTTCAACGACCGCTGGAACGAGGTGCTTAAAGCCCTTCACCGTATTGAGGACAAACTGGACAACAAGGCAGACAGATGAAACGCATGAGCAGATCCAAGACACTTTGGTTCTCCTTGGCGTTAGTGGTGTTCGGTGCCTTAATGGACAACCTACAGTACCTGCAGTCCACTATTGATCCTAAGTACTACGGCGGCCTAATGATTTTTGTTGGCGTTATCGTGGCAACGCTGCGATTTGTCACAACCGAAGGCCTAGATAAATAATGTTTCCGTTAACCTTGGTACAATATGTCAAACTGGGATTATGTGTGGCTGTGCTGGCTTTTTCTTGGTATCTTGGCTTTAGTTTTGCCAATAATAGATTTTTGGAATATAAGGCAGACCAGGCTACCAAAACAGCGCAAATTGAAAAAGACTACCAAGCCAAGGCCGCCCAAATAGAAAGTTACAAAAATGCTCAAATCCGTGATATTAACTCTAAGCTCGTTGATGCTGTTAACGAGCTGCGTAAGCGTCCCGGTCGTACCGAAAGCGCCAGCTCTGGATCGTGTGGAACTGGGTCAACCCTTTTCGCCGAGGATGCAATCTTTCTTAGACGGGAAGCTGCCCGAGCAGACGAAGTAAGAGCCGGCCTAGAGGCTTGCTACAAACAATACGACACATTAAGTAAATGACCCCAAATTGTGTAACATATTACACAAAAAGGAGCCCGAATGAAAAAGTTAATTGCTGTAGTGCTGTGGTGCCTTGGTATCTTTGCGGCAATCCACCTAACAAACCGATATACCCATATTGAAGAGAACATTATGGCAATCGCAGAATCCACGCTATCTTTCATTACTAAGGAAGAAGGGTTTAAAAATAAAGCATATAAAGACTCCAAAGGCTTACTCACAATCGGGGTCGGCCATCTTATCAAAACTTCTGAACCGCATTTACTTACTGCAACCCTATCAGATCAAGAAGTTAAAGATCTACTTAAAAGCGATTTAAAGTGGTGTAGCGAAGCCGTAGAGACTTCGGTGAAGGTACCCCTAGCCCAGAACCAATTTGACGCCTTATACAGCCTCTGTTTCAATATTGGAGAGACTGCCTTTAGGAAGTCTACTGTGGTTCGTAAATTAAACGAAAATGACTACAAAGGTGCGGCAGATGCCATTCTCATGTGGAACAAACCCGAAGTACTGGTTAAACGCCGCCAAAGGGAAAGAGCGTTGTTTTTAGGGGCATAAATTGCTCCTTTTTTGCATAAGTAGATATAGATAATTGAAAGGGTATACCATGGACGATTTTAAGTGTCTTCCTAAAATGAAAGCTGGCGGTTCTGTTGATATGGATGATATCAAACAGGACAAAAAGATCATTAAAAAAGCTTTTGCTATGCACGACAAACAGTCACATGAAGGCAAAAAAACTAATCTTTCAAAACTTTGTGGCGGTGGTCGTGCCATGAGAAAAGGCGGAAAGGCCTGCTAATGCCATACGAATCTAAAGCTCAAAAGGGCGCTATGTACGCAGCCGCCGCTGGTAAATCAACTCTTGGCATTCCTAAAAAGGTTGGCAAAGAGTTTGTAAAAGCGGGTCCATCATCAAACAAATTACCTAATAAAGTGCCCAAACGCACCGCTGGTAGAGGACGTTAACAATGGCTTATTCAGGCACCACTGGCGACACAAAAATCAATGTTGACCAACTTATTTCTTATGCATATCGTGATGCTGGTAGAATAGCAGAAGAAATCACGCCTGAATATATCAATGCGGGTAAACAAGCTCTTTTTTACAATCTTCAAAATTTATCTAATTTAGGCGTAAACCTTTGGCTGTTGGAAAACAAATTGGTTGGTGCTGTAACAGCACAACAATATCTTAACCTTCCAGCTACTACAATTGATGTGCGTGAAGCCAATTGGGTCTATATCATCAACTCAGAAGCTGACGAATATCTGCCAGTTGCTAATCCAGACTCCCCTGCAGTATTTGCTCAGAACTTAGACATTGTTTCTACTTCTACTGCACTTGAGAACTGGTTTGGTTTATACTATCAAGGCGGTCAAAGCGTATACTACATCGGCTTTAATGGCTACGCTACTGGCGGTGGTACGCAGACCTACAACTTTGCATACGAAACCAGTACCGATGGAATTACTTGGACTACAGTACTGCAGCTTCCAGAGACCACCTTATCAGACAGAGAATGGGCTTATTTTCCTCTATCTATTACTCCAGTCAACACATTCTACCGTCTTAGAGAGACAGTAGCAACAACCTTTTCAGTACGTCAAATCGTTTTTTCAACCAGCCAGCAAGTTATTCCTTTGGCTCGCTTAAACAAAGACGATTACTGGAATCTCCCAAACAAACAATTCCCAAGCCAACGCTCACTGCAGTATTGGTACGATCGTCAGATCGAGCCTAAGATGTATCTATGGCCCGTGCCAAACAACGACTTTCAAATGTTTCAATTGTTGATTGAAAAGCAAATGCAAGATGTTGGCTCATTAACAAATGAGCTGTACATTCCTAATCGCTGGATTGCTTCTGTTCAAGCCTCGTTATCGCATAAATTGTCTATGCAATTACCGAACACCGATCTTGCGCGTGTTGCGTATTTAGAACAACAAGCGGATAAATTATTTTTGCAAGCTAGTGATGAAGAACGTGATAAGTCGCCTATTTACTTTCAGCCTAACATAAGTTATTACACAAGATGACCAGCGCATATCAGATGACGTATGATAACCTCATACAAGATGTAATTAACTACATGGAGCGCAACGACGCTCAATTTGTTGCTCAGATTCCTAACCTAATTGGATTGGCTGAGTCTGCTATTGCTGCCGAGTTAAAGACTTTGTTGCAGTTGACAGTTGTTGAAACAACACTACTTGAAAACCAAGTAGTTCTTGCTAAGCCAGCCCGCTGGAGAAAAACAGTCTCACTAAAGACTAATGGTAAGCCAATGCTAATGCGTTCACAAGACTACATAGCACAATACCAGTCTGAGTCAACCCCAAATGTACCCTTGTATTATGGAGAGTATGATTACAATAATTGGGCTTTTGCTCCAGAACCAGACGCAGACTATCCTGTAGAAATTATTTACTACAGTGAAATTCAACCATTAGATACATCCAATCAACAAAATCTGTTTACTAGAGAAGCTCCTCAAGCAATGCTATTTGGCACATTGTTACAAGCTCAAGGATACTTAAAAGCATTAGATAAGTTGCCTATTTGGAAGGGCTACTATACAGACGCATTGGCCGCCTTGAAAAAAGAAGACAATACACGCCGAGTGGACAGAAATACTTCGGTACAGGAACCTTAATATATGACTTTTACTTCCCCATTTACCGGCAATGTTATCCAGCCAACGGACGTATCGTATTACGCTCTGTCGTTTAGTGAAGATACTCAGCTTTATTGGCCTGCAGTAGTTAATCCTACACAAGTACCTTCTGCCCGTATTATGGACTGCGTTGCCTCTACTAGCGGCCTAACCATTAGTTTACCAGATGCCACTCAGGGTTCTGTAGGTGAAGACATTCTTATTCGTAACCTGGGTGCAAACAGTTTTGTTTTAGAAGACGCGGCTGGTGGTCAGACAATTACAATCACAGTCGGCATGGCTCGTTATGTATACCTTACTGATAATAGCTCTGTGGGTGGTGTTTGGGATAGCATTGAGTTCGGTGCGGGCACATCGTACGCTGACGCAGCAACTCTTCAAGGCGCCGGTTTAGCTACCATAGCTGGTCAATTAGCGACCACACAAAACATTGTAAATGTAACCACAAGCCCAACAATTAACGACGCAAGTCGTGCCTCTACTTTTTCTTGGAACAGTGGCGCTGGCACATTTACATTACCAACAATTGCGTCTCTTTCAACTGGTTGGTACATTGGATTTAGAAACAATGGAACTGGTGCGTTGGCTATCAATGCACCTTCACCAAACACAATCAACGGCGTTAGTAGCGTTACAGCAAACCCTGGCGATTCTGGGTTTATTGTTTTTGATGTTAACACTGGTAATTTTATAACCGTTGGCTTGGCCGCTCCAGCAAACATAACATTTACTTCAGCAACCTATGACGTTGACTCTATTGTTGGATCTACGTTTAGCTTAGTAACGTTTGCGCCAATTATTCAAACTTACATTGCACAGACTGGTAGTCGCTCAACAACACTAACTGTTACGTTGCCCGCTACTACACAACTTTACATATTTTTAAATGACACAGGTCACGCAGACTATAATATTGAGTTTGAAATTCAAGGTAGCGCACAGCCACCATTGGTTGTTACTACCGGCAACATTGCCACTGTTTTAAGTGACAGCCAGAATTTGTACTTGTTAACTTCAACGGCTAGTAACCTCTTCTACGCCGTTGACGGCATTGCTGCAGCACCGTCCTATTCATTTATATCAGACGCAACCACGGGCATGTACTTAGTAGGCGCTAATATTCTTGGCTTTTCTGCCAATGGTGTTCAAATGGCATACATGGACAACACCAACACATTGTTGCCAAAAATGAAAGTTAATGCAACACTAACAGCAGACTTAATTAGTGGTGGAACGTTCTAAATGGCGGCTGATAATCAGCAACAGGACATGTCGCAGTACACAAGGATTTACAGCCTAGTAGTACAGCCTGGAATTAAACGCGACGGTACCGTGTTCCAAGCTGATCAGTACACCGACGGCGTATGGTGCCGTTTTCAACGTGGCGACCCTAAGAAAATAGGTGGCTTTGCCACATTGTTCACTAGTTTTAATGGCATCTACCGCGGCATGATTAACATTCCGTACAATGGTGTTAACTATGTTTTTGCTGGAACTGCTGATACTTTAGATGTATTTACCACTGGAACAACTTATGGCTCTGGTAGTGGCCCGTACATTGCCAACATGTTACCCGGAATTGTTCAGGCTACGGTAACTGCAAATACTACTACACAAATTACTATTGCTGGTGACGGCACTGCAGTATTTGCTGCTGGCGAAGAAATTATTTTTACCAATTCTAGTGTTGCAACAGCCTATACTGTTAGTTCAGCAACGTACACTGGTGGGGTCACAAATAGCACGACTATTATATTTAGTCCAGCGGCTCCTGCAGGAACCATTACGCAGACCTGGTTAAAAGGCACTTTATTTACAGCGGATGATAGAAATAACTGGCAATTTGATGCGCAGTTTAGCCCATCGGGTGGAACATTAAATTTAATTGCTCACCCTGGCTTAAACTTACAAAACATTGACAGCGGTGTTGAGTCTCAAATATTAGTGGGTAATGTATCTCCAGATCCGAATAATCAATTTAATTTTACTGGACTATCTGACAGTGCTGGTCAAAACCCAACATACCAAACTATTTCTGTAGATGGTGGTGTTTGTGTACTATACCCATTTATCTTTGTGTATGGATCGCATGGATATATTGCCAACAATAATGTAAGCAATGTTTACAACGAGCAAACCTTATACGACTGGAACGGTCCACTAGCTAACCAAGTAAACGTATCTTCATCAAAGATTGTTAAAGGTATGCCAATGCGTGGTGGTACTAACGCACCGTCTGGCTTGTTTTGGTCTACTGACAGCTTAATTCGTGTGTCGTTTAACTCACAAGCTACACAAGTATATTGGTCTTATGACATTGTTTCTAGCCAAATCTCTATCATGTCGTCCAACGCTGTCGTTGAAATGGATGGCATATTCTTCTGGATGGGTGTTGATAGATTTTACTTGTACGGTGGTACTGTGCAAGTATTGCCAAACGACAAGAACGTAAACTGGTTATTTGATAACATTAACTATACACAACGTCAAAAAGTTTGGGCTACCAAGGTTCCAAGGTACAACGAGATTTGGTTTTTCTATCCTAGAGGCACGGCAACTGAGTGTACCGATGCTATTATTTACAATGTAAAAGATAAGTTGTGGTATGACGCAGGTTCTGCTATTGGTGCTCGTCGTTCTTGTGGCTACACTACTGAGTTATTTCCAACGCCTATTTGGGCTGGTTGGGAGTACGATACAACAGTTAGTAACCCAGACACAATTATTACAACACCAGTAGGTGCACCAGCACCGACATCAAGTCAATTTTACTTAGAAGGAAACATTTCTGGAACACTACCTCCAGGTAGTCACGTTGTGTTTTCTACTGACTTAAACGACCCAAGAAAAGTTTATGATGTAACTGCCAGTGTTTTTGACTTTACATACAACTCCACGTTAGTCACATTGGCAACAGCAATTACTGTCTCCGTACCCGCTGGCACGTTAGTGTTCCCTATTTCTGGTGGCTACACAATTTGGCAACATGAGCATGGACTAAACCAAGTAACTCCGCAAAACGAACTAGCTGTGTACTCCAGCATTACTACTAACGATATTAGTTGGTTAACTGGTACACCAAGCCAAGAGAGCTTTATGGGAATCAATCGTCGTATGCACTTACGCCGCGTTGAGCCTAACTTTTTACAATCTGGCACCATGGCGATGACTATTTTAGGACGTAAGTTTGCATCTGGTCAGTACGAAGAAAACTCTGGCCCGTACTACTTTACCCAAGAAACTGGTAAGATTGACCTACGAGTAGAGCACCGCTTAGTTCGTTTACAATTTGTTTCTAACGACATTGATGGTAACTACGAGATGGGGCGTAACCTAATTACTGCTGAGTTTGGTGATGAGCGTCCGTAAAACTGAAGCATTTTTTCCGTTTTCTCCAGATTACATGAGCTGGGAAGATTGGAATGGTAATTTTATCATTTACTATGGACAAGAGCCAATTGGCACAAGTATAGAGGACGACTGGAAAACCATCGCCTCACAGATAGCACAGCTACAAACCTTTTCGGCGTACCCAGTATCTGACCCAGCAAATTATGAAAACTGGCAGGATTGGGCTAGAGACTTAGCATTATCAATCAACGGCCCAAGTCGTTGATTTAGGGCACAAAACTCCAAAACTGCGTATTAGTATAAATAGACTATGACACCATCTGAGATTATTACCGAAGACCAGAAACGTTTTGGCCATAGCCAAGAAGACACTGCTCGTCTATTGGAAACGATGGTGGCAATGAAAAATAAACATCAGGCAATAGTTATACAATTTAATGACTCTGTTTTGTTTTTAATAAACTTGGGAAAAGGCTGTGGAGAAATTAATTTTTTCACTTGCGATACCCCACAAAAAGTAAAAAGCGCCATGCAACACTTTATTAAAGAAACCAAAAAAGGTGGATTTAAACGCGTGTATGGTGAAGACGGCGGTCCTATTTTACAAAAAACATTACAGCTATTAACTAGCCTTGGTTTAAAAATACAAAATTCAAACATTGAGCGTTATAAATGGATGGCTGACTTATGAGCGGCGTAAATCCATTTAGTGCAATAACTGATACGGTATCAAAAGCCCTAGGAACAGACGGCAGTGGTGGTGGAGTATTGGGCGCTTTAGCTAAAATTGATCCTGGTCCTGCTATTGGTAAAGCCGGTGCTCAGTTAGACAAAGCGGTTGGCGACAACATCCCTGGTGGTTGGGCAACTTTAGGTGTTGCCGCATTAGCTATAGCAGCACCATATATGGCTGCTTTTTTGGCAGAAGCCGCACCAGCTTTAGAAGCAGCTGACTATGCTGCAGGATATTCTGCCAGTGGTTCTGCCGCTGGATCTGCAGGTGCTACTGTGGGATCCGCTGGTGGTTCTGGTGCCGCTGCCCTTACTGGTGTTGGTGCTGGTGCCATGGGGCCAACATATGCTGAATTAGGCTATACAGGTTTGGGGCCCGGTGCCATGGGACCAACATATGGTGAATTAGGCTACACAGGAATAAATTCACTTACACCATCCGTAGCATCACAACTTTTAAGTAGTGCAGGTAGTGGTTCATTATATGGTGGCGGTATGGGCACTGTTAATAGCTTAATAAGAGGAACAGATCCTTTAAAAGGCGCATTAACTGGTGCATTAATGGGTGGTCTTACTGGTGCATCATTAAGTGGTATTGGTCAAACTTTAGCGCAATATGGTATTAATAGTCCAGCGTTAAGCAGTGCAATATTATCTGCTAGTAAAAGTTTAGCTTCTGGTGCAAATCCTTCGACAATGTTAGCCAACACTGCATTAAATACAGGACTTTCGTATTTAGGTAATCAGGCATCAACTGGTTTAACACAAGCTGGTATTGATCCTAACATATCTAAAATATTAGCAAGCACGGGAGTCGGTGCAGCAAAAGCGGGAGCTACTGGCGGTGATGTATTAACTGGTGCTGAAAACGCAGCAATTGGTTCTACTTTAGGAATGGGTTTAGGCGCTGGTATAAACGCAGGAAAAGGTTTATTAACAGCTCCATCGGCTAGTGCGGAACCCGCTACTATCCACGACTACAGTACCCCAACCCCCAATGGCACTGTTTCATTGGCTGGTATTGAAGGTCCGATGACTATGGATATAGCATCGCAGTATTTAAAAAACCAATCGGATAAAATTTCTGACGATTTAGCTAAATATTATCCAACATTGGCTGAACAACAAGCTAGTTTAGCCGATGCAGCAAATAAAGCAAATGGTATTTATTCTCAAAATCAAACAGATAAAATGGCGTTATCTGATGCTATTAGTAAAACTGGATATAATGATCTTCGTGACAATACAACACAATTAGCAACTACCGCAAAAACTTTGTACGATCAAGTTGTTCCAATACAAAAACAATATGATAGTGCTGTTGCAAAATATGATGCTTCTGGTAGAACTGATAAAACATCGTACGATTTAGCAAACAGTCTTGCACCACAACTAAATAGTTTAATACCACAATTTAATACTGCATATGCTGCTTATGATACAGCAAATCAAAATTTAGCTAATGTATATAAAACCAGTATTGAACCTTTATATACAGCGTTTACAACAAGTTCGGATGGTTTAAAAACAGCGTTAACTGATTACTCTAACACCAACGCAGATTTAGCTAAAACTTCTAATGTGATTGCTAATGATCTTCATGGTTTAGATCAAATTTCACAGGGTCAATTAGCAAGTAATTGGTCTCCTGGTGTAGCCACAATGCAAGCCCCAACCAATAGCGCTACAGCGGATTCATATTACAATCAATTAGCTGATGCGTTTGCTAACCCAGATCAACCACCAACTACAGGGAGTCAAACTGCTGCAAATGTAACAGTTGAAGGAGCTCCACCCACAATGACTGATGTTGGTGGTGGTTCGCCTATTCCATATGTGCCCATTCAAACGCCAGTGGCAGAAGATCCATCACAAACTGTGGTTGATACTACTAAAAACTCCGATGGTACTGTTACGGAAACAATGGGTGATGGTAGTATAGTTGTTTCAGATCCAAATACCGGAGAGATTTTAAATTCGACTTCACAACCTACGGATGCTGGTGTTTCACCAATTGATATTCTTAGCAATTTACCAACGGATAATGCCCCTACTCCAGTAGAAACTGGTGCTCTGCCTGTAACACCAACACCTACTCCAGTAGAAACTGGTGCTCTGCCTGTAACACCAACACCTACTCCAGTAGAAACTGGTGCTCTG